CCATTCGATAAGGGCACCTCACAGGGTGCAGGCTTTATCGCACGTGGTTATGTAGAGTATCCAATGGTTTCATTGGTAAATGATGATGTAACGGTCGGTTCTTTAATCAAGGCTGATCATATGGGTCGCCCAGTGTCGTTAACAACGACGTTGTGTGGTACAAATCCTTACCTCCAGGTTGGTAAGGTTATTGAGGTAGAGAAATTTGCTACCAACTTTGATGACGGTCTGCTTTCATACATGCAGTTGCCATCAGATCCAGGTGCACTGAAGACGGTTTACGAGCTTACCCGCTCAGGATCGTACTCAGGAAAACTGGGTATCCGTTCTAATCTGGATGTAAACAATGTTATTGGTGCATTCCGCGTCAATTTAACACTTTAATTAAGAAAATAACACAGGAGGAATATTCCTAAGATGAGCAAGACAATCCAAGAGCTCCTCTCGGGTCTCCCAGCATGGGAGACTGCACTAACCGAGGATGGACACGTAGATGAAAACAATAGAGTGACTATTAAAGAGGCTTTTTCGTCCCCAGACGCAGCAGCACTCTTTCCTAAAGTTATCTCTCGTACCCTAAAGGAAGCAGCAGAGCCACAGTTACTCGTTACTCCGTTGCTTTCGACAGTGCGCTTAGGGAAAGGACGCTCCTTGGAGTTTCCAGCAGTTAATGCAATTCAGGCAGCAGAAATTCCTGAAGGACAAGAGTACCCAGAACAGGCACTCGCATTTGCTAAGCAGATTGAAGGCAAAGTCTCGAAGAAGGGCGTTAAGCTCTCCTTCACCGAGGAAGTCATTGCTGACTCCCTCTGGGACATTGTAGGTCTTCATGTTCGCGCAGCAGGTCGTGCAATGGCCCGTTTGAAGGAACAAATTGCCCTCAGTCGTTTTAAAGATGCAGCAAGCATTGTGTTCGACAATGAGAGCGGCTCGTATGATGACACAACCGGTCGTGGAATTGATGGCGCAGCCAACAAGACCATTACTTGGGATGATGTTATCGACATGGCAGCAGTTCTTATGGCAGAAAATCATATCCCAACAGACTTTATCCTCCACCCATTAATGTGGTCGGTATTCTTGAAGGATGCAATTTTCCACACTGGTGGCTCAGCAGCAGCAGTTAACACGAGTTGGGGATACCGTCCAGATTCAAAAGAAGGTGCATTAAACAACACCGCTCCTATGGGTTTGAATGTTATCGTTTCACCTTTCGTTAGCTTCACTGCAAAATCTGGGGTAACTCCAGCAATGTCAGACCTTTTCTTGATCGACCGCAACGAAGTGGGAACACTTCTTGTGAAAGATGACATGAGCACGGATCAGTTCGATGATCCTTCGCGTGACATCCGTCAGATGAAGATGAAAGAACGTTATGACATCGTAATGCTTGGTGACGGTGAAGGTATCACTGTTGCTAAGAACGTTAGACTTGCTCGTAATTACGAAGTATCAGTCACAAACGAGATGGCATAATAAAAACCTTAGGGTAGTTATAGTTACGGTTACCTTAGTGGCAAGGGGCGGCGAAAGCCGTCCCTTGTTGCTTTTCTCGGAAAAGTTTGTTACTAATTAGTTAGTTTTTTGTAAGGAGAATATTTTGTCACTTCCTTTAATAGATAGCATAGTTGCCATTGATGTCAACATGGTGGTAATTAAATTCGGAAAAACAATTAAAATTAGTAGTTTAAAAAATGAAAACTTTATTGTCCAAACAAACGCAGCAACACCATCTGCTGTTAGCAATCCATTTGCACCTATTCAAACTTTAGTTGATTATAATCAAATATCAAGAACGTTAAGACTTTATTGGGATGATCAAGTTGAACTTAATTCTGACCAAGAATATTTAATTAGATTAGTTAATTTTTTAGACGCAGTAAATGAGTCGATAGATGAAGAGCAGGTGTTATTTACCTGGAAAGGCGATGATGCAACCCCATCTTCATTCTCTTCCGTAAGAGCTCCAGATGTTGGAGAAATCCTAGTCGAAGACAAGTCTGTAAGAACAGACGCTTATACAAGTATCCAGATCCTTGCCAAAAACCCAGAATTCTTTATCTCAGAAGTATACCCAGTAAATGGTGATTTTTATCTAGGTAATGATTTTAATTCGGGAAGAGCAGTCATAGTCTTTAACGCAAGGCCGGCATCAAACTACTTAAGTAATACATACTTTAAATGCCAAAGAAAAAAGATACAAAGAACACCATCAAGATGGGAAAATATATCTACAGTAATCCAATTGCATTCTTGGAAACCAGAAGTCTTTATTGACTTCCCATCGTTATTGGACGCAACCCCAGCATATTATACTGAAGATAAAGAGTATTTTGAAAGTGGATATAAATACAGAATTGTAGTATCTAAAGATATTGGTGTTTAAAAATGGCTAATTTAGTTTATGGCAAAGCTAAAACCCGGACTTTTAAGAGGATTAATAAATACCTCAGCATCGCAATACGCAGTATTGCTGATTGACAAAAGCCTATATTCAATTAATGCAGCAAATGATGAATTTGTTTCAGAAATACCAGCATTAGCCATAAAGACAAGAACTGGAAACATTAGCGGAATAACAGTTAATAACGGCGTCTTAGATGCAAATGATTTAATAATTTCTCACGACGGTTCTTATTTTGATGCAATAATCTGCTATCAAGTGGCTGGAACAGATGCTGGCTCAAGATTGTTTTTTTATATAGATTCTTCAACTGGGTTGCCATACGACGGTAGTAATTCTAGTTCTTCAATTACTATTGTCTGGAGTAACACCGTTAGTAAAATACTATCACTGTAGGAAAAATATGGCAACTCAATATCCAGCATCTTTAGACAATTTCGTTAATCCAACCTCAACTGATAGACTTGATTCTGTAGTTGTTCCCCACCACCAACAACACACAGATATTAACGACGCTGTAGAGGCCTTGCAGACTGTTATAGGCTTGAATCCAGCAGGGTCACATTTGACTGTCAAAGACAGAATAATTGCAGCTGAAACAAATATTTCCACTCAATCAGTTTTAAATGGTTTAACCGATGTTACTATAAATACAGCTGCTAGTGGACAAATTTTACGTTACAACGGATCTCAATGGGTCAATTACGCAGAATCAGATCTTGTTGATGGAGGAAATTTTTAAATGTCTAATATTTTAAGAATTAAAAGAAGAGTCGCTAGCGGTTTACCAGGTGCACCAAGCTCCTTAAAGAACGCAGAATTAGCATTTAACGAAGCTGACAATACCCTTTACTACGGTTTTGGCGATGATGGCAACGGCAATGCAAATAATATTCCAGCAATTGGCGGTATTGGTGCATTCGTGTCACTTACTACTTCTCAAACGCTAACTGGAGATAAAACCTTTTCTGGAACAGTTGTTGTTCCAACGCCAACGGCAAACACACATGCCTCAACAAAACTTTATGTTGATCAACAAGTATCTAATGTTAGTAACATTGTTGCAAACGTTGCTACGGCATTTACAGTTTCGGGTGACTCTGGGTCAAACCAAACAATTACTTCAGGCACTGATACACTAACAATTTCTGGTGGTACTGGCTTAAGTTCTGTTGCAGGTGCGACTGATACAATCACGATAAACCTTGACAACACCACAGTAACTGGTGGCTCATACGGTGGCGAAGGAACTGTTGCAACATTTACTGTTGATGCCCAGGGTCGTTTGACAGCAGCTGGTAATACGGCAATTTCTTTGACTTCTTCAAACCTTGACAATACTGCGGTAACTGCTGGCTCTTATGGAGCTGCAAATTCAGTGGCTACATTTACAGTAGATGCAAAAGGAAGGCTGACAGCAGCTGGAAATACAACAATCGCCGTAACTTCTTCAAACCTTGATAACACTGCAGTAACTGCTGGTTCTTACGGAGCCGCAAATTCAGTGGCAACCTTTACGGTAGACGCAAAGGGAAGACTGACAGCAGCTGGCGATTCGACAATCTCAATTACTGGATCACAAATTAGTGATTTGTCAACTGCAGCAGTAACCTCACTCACTGGTACTGCAAATGAGGTTACAGTATCTGCAGCAAGTGGGGCAATTACGATTGGCTTACCAGACGATGTAACGATTGGCAATAACTTAACCGTAACTGGTGATTTAATTGTGAATGGAAATACAACAACTTTAAATACAGCAACTCTTGTTGTTGAAGATAAAAATATTGTTCTAGCTAACGCAGCATCGCCTACAGATATAACAGCTGATGGAGCTGGCATAACAATACTTGGTTCAACAAATAAAACTTTTAATTGGGTTGATGCGACAGACGCATGGACATCTTCTGAACATCTAGATTTAGCTTCTGGAAAAGTTATAAAAATAGGAACATTTGAAGTATTATCAAATACCACTCTAGCTTCAAGTGTTGTTAATTCAAGCTTGACTTCAGTAGGTAATGTCACGTCAGGAACCTGGAGTGCAGGAACAATAGCCATCACATATGGTGGCACTGGCGCAACAAGTGCTTCTGGTGCTAGAACTAACTTAGGTCTAGCTATAGGAACTGATGTCCAAGCATACGATGCAGAACTAGCAGCAATAGCTGGCCTTACTTCTGCAGCTGACAAATTGCCATACTTCACTGGGGCAAATACTGCAGATTTAGCAACTTTTACTACATTTGGCAGAAGCCTAGTAGATGACGCAGATGCCGCAACCGCAAGAACAACGCTTGCTCTTGGTACTATTGCAACACAAAATTCAAACAACGTTACAATTACAGGTGGATCTATTTCTAACTTGACGACATTCGATGGTATCACATTTGATGGTGGAACCTTCTAAATAAAAAGAAAGGTTTTATAGTGGCAACACCTAGCATCACCCAAGGGCAAATAGCACTTGATCCTATCAATAGAATATTTTATTATTTAGATAGTGACGGAACTTTAGTTAACTCGTCATTAAATTTATTGCAAGAATAAAACACTTCTATCACAACAGAAGAAAACTTAACAGTTAATAATATAACTGTTCTTGGGACTACAACTGTTATTGATTCTACTGTAACAACAATTAAAGATCCTATTATCACACTTGGTGGAAAAACTGCACCAACAGTTGATGACAATAAAGATCGTGGTATTGAATTTCGCTGGTATGACAGTTCACTAGCTACTCCAGCTGCCAAACTAGGCTTTTTTGGTTTTGATGATTCATCTGGAAAATTTACTTTTATACCCGATGCTACAAATACTTCAGAAGTATTTAGTGGAACAATCGGAGAACTTGCAGCAAAGATAGATTGGGACAATCTTCTTAACAAGCCAACATTTGTCAATAGTATAACTGGCACGCCAAATGAAATAGATGTAACCGCAACTACTGGCAATATCGTGATAAGCCTACCTGCAACAGGTGCTATGAATATTACTGGCACAGCAGCTGGATGGACAACTCCTAGAAAAATAACTTTAGGTGGAGATCTAGAAGGAAACGTTTTAATTGATGGTGGGCAAACGTAACATTAAATGCATATGTTGT